ATTTAAAAAGACATGAAGTAGATAAACAAGGCGAAGGATTTAATCCTGGTGAAGATGGTTTTCCAAGTGCTGGTAGAATAGCTTGGGCATTATGGTCTGGAGATGCTGGGGTTAAATGGAGTGAAAGAAAAAGAAAAGAAATAATTGAAGAGGAAGAAAAAGGAGTAAGAAATATAAATAATAATAATATGGAAAAAAGAATTTTTAACGTAGAAACAAGAGTTGATTCAACAGATGATGGTAAAGATGTTGTTGTTGGCTATGCAAGTGTTTATGATTCAAGATCAAATAATCTTGGTGGATTCTATGAGTTTGTAGAAAGAGGAGTGTTTAATGAAGATTTAATTAACTCTTCTGATGTTCGTAGTTTAATAAATCATGATCCAAATCTAATTCTTGCAAGAAGCACATCTGGAACATTAAAATTGTCAGCTGATGAAAGGGGATTAAAGTATGAATTTGAAATGCCAGAAACATCATATGGAAAAGATTTAGCTATCTCAATGAAGCGAGGTGATATTACACAAAGCTCTTTTGCGTTTACTGTTGCAGAAGATGAATGGTCAACTGATGACGAAGGCAACAACATTAGAACAATTAAAAAAATAGATAGGCTTTATGATGTTAGTCCTGTCACATACCCAGCTTATAACATGGCTGAAAGTGATTTGGTAGTTGCTAAAAGAGGATTAAAAGAATATCAAGAAAGTTTAGTTGAGGAAACTAAAGAAGAAATAATTGAAGAAAAAGAAAACAATTTAGTGAGAGGCTCTCTTATCTCATTAAATATTGAATTAAAAAAGAGAAAATAAATTAAAATAATTAAAAAATGAAAACATCAATCGTATTAAAAGAGGAAAGATCTGATATTATTTCTCAGTTGGAAAGCATTAAAGATGTTGCTACAACTGAGGAAAGAGATTTATCTTCTGAGGAAAATAATCAAGTAGACGGATTGTTAACAGAAGTTGACAATTTAGATGCTAAAATAGAAAGAGCTGAAAAAATGGAAACAATTAAAAGAAATGCTGCTGTTATTTCTGGAGTTACAAGCACAAAAGAAGAAAAAGAAATAAGAGATTATTCTTTTCAAGATGCTTTATCACAAGCTGCAACTGGTAGAATTGAAGGGCTTGTAAAAGAAATGGACCAAGAAGCAAGAAATGAGTCAAGATATACTGGTCAATCTTACAAGGGGATTGGTATTCCTTCAAGCATATTAACAAGAGCTGCTGTTGGAACTGCTGCTGGTAATGCAACTCAAGTAATGGCATGGACTGACCAATTAGAAGCAAACTTAGTTATGGCTTCTGCTGGAGCTAATTTTTATTCTGGAATTAACAACATGAAGTTCCCAGTATTTAGTTCAATTGCTTCAACTTTTTTACCAGAAAGTGGAGGTACTCAAGTTAATCCAGTTACTGGTACTGCAACATCTTTAACTTTAAGCCCAAAGAAACTTATTTCAATTGTTAACGTATCGGCTGAGGCTGTAACTCAAAACGCATCTATTGAAGCTGCATTAAGAAGAAACATGGCACAATCAGTTGCTGCAACAATGGAATCTGCATTCTTAGGAAATGATGATGTAACTAATGCTCCAACATCTTTATTTAAAGATGCAACATCTTCTGCAACATCTGTTATTTCTGTTGCTAACGTTGAGAAAATGGAAACTGACACATTAGCTGCTGATGTTAATTTAGAAGGATCAAGAATGGCTTATATTCTAAATCCAGCTGCTTATGCTGATGTTAAATCTTTAGCTCAAGTTGCTTCTGTTTCTGCTTTATATGATAATGCTGATAAGAGATTAAATGGATATTTCTCATTTATTACATCAAACTTAAACTCTGGTGGAACTGCTTCAAAAACTGCTGCTTTATTTGGAGATTTCTCTAAAGTACATATAGCGCAGTTCGGAGGTCTGGATGTGATTTATGATATATACTCTGGGGCTGGAACTGGTGAGCCTCGTTATGTATTAACATCACTTGTTGATGCTGGAGCTGTTCAATCTTCTACATTCCACAAAAACTTGGAAGCATAGTAGATAATAATTAATTTATGAAAAGGGGTGGTGGAATTACCATCATCCCTTTTTTTATAACTAAATAATATGAAAACATATCAAGTAATTACTCCAGCATCTACTTATCCAGTTTCTTTAACTGAGGCTAAATCTCATTTAAAAGTTGATACAACTGCCGATGATACTTATATCACATTTATTATAAAAGCTGCAACACAATTAAGTGAAGAGTACACAAATAGATTTTTTATTGATACTGTTATTGAACAATATGCAAGTAGTTTTGCTGATTTACAAACTTTATTTAAAAGTAAAGTAAGTGCTGTTGCTTATGTTAAATATTATGATAGTAATAATAGTTTGCAAACATTAAGTGCAACTGTTTATGATACTCAGTTAAATTATGAGCCATCACAAATTCAATTAGCTAACAATCAAAACTTTCCAAGTATAACAAAAAGAAATGATGCTGTTTTAACAAGATATACAGTTGGTTATGGTAGTGCTGCAAGTGATGTGCCAGAGATTATAAAACAAGCTATTCTTTTGACAATTGGAAATTTTTATCAAAATAGAGCAAGTGTTATTACGGGTAAAACTGCAACTGAATTACCAATGAATGTTAAATGGTTATTAGATACATATAAAGTTCAGATAGTAGGATGACAATAGGAGAACTTGACAGAAGAGTAATAATTGAAACAGTAAGCACATCAGCTAATAGCTATGGTGAATTGACAAGAAGTTATTCTGCTTTTCGTACTGTTTGGGCTGCAATAGATTGGAAGGGTGGAAGTGAAGGAACAGATCAAAGTGAAAAAATAACTGGAATGACAAAGCTCCATGTTTATATTAGAAATTTAGACATGAGTAATTTATCTTTACAATCAAGATTAACTTATGATAGTAAATATTACTTTCCAAAAGTTATAAATCAAATTGATGGAAGAGATGCTTTTTTAGAAATAATTTGTGAGAATAAAGATTAATGGCTAAGTCAAACATAACAGTTTTAGGAACAAAAGAATTAAATGATTTGTTTATGCAATTACCTAAACAAGTTAAGAAAAATTCTATTTGGCAAAAGTTTTGGAGAAAAAACAGTAAGCCATTTATTGAAGGTGCAAAATCAAATCTTAATGGTTTGACTGGGCAACAGAATCAAAAGGATGTAAAAAGAACTGAACAATTAAAAAAGAGTATTGGATATTTTACAACAAGAGCAAGTAGGAAATATTTAGGTGGTTTTGTTGGTCCAAGAGTAAAAGGTAGATTTAAAAGTAAAGACAAGAGTGGTTATTATGGTGCATGGATTGAATATGGTAGTGAAGTTAAATTTGGTGGAAGAGGTTATGGAACAGATCAGCCTTTTATAAAACCAGCTTGGAATAGTAATTATTTAAAAGCAACACAAAACTCAATGAATGATGCTGAGTTTGTAATGGCAAAAGCAATAAAAAGTCATGAAAGAAAGTTGCAGAAATATGGTAAATTTGGATATTAAATGGAAATAGGAAAAGCAATATATAATATTTTATCAACTAATAGTGATGTTAGCACATTGGTAGGCACAAGAATATTTCCAAATGTTGCTCCCCAGACTACAACATTTCCTTTTATTATTTATGATGTTAATGGCGTTCAGCCAAATGATACAAAAGATGGAGCATCAACATTAGATACAAATGATGTGATGATTTCTTGTTATAGTGAAACTTATTCACAAGCATCTGATTTAGCTCAGAAGATTAGAATTGCAATGGATAGAATTAATGAGGGAACATATGGAGGGGAACAAATACAATCAAGTCAATTTCAAAGCTATAATGATATTTTTGATGATACAAGTGGTGATGCTGGAATTTATAGAAAGGCTTTAGATTTTGAAATTAGACAAATTAATCCGACAAGTTAAAAGAAAATAATATGAAAATAAAATTAAATAAAGACTGGAGATATGCTGGGCAAGTAAATAAAGCTGGGAGCATATTAGAAATAAAGAATGAAGAAACTATTGCTT